AGTCTAATATCTGCCATTTATAAATATGATTGATGATATTAAAAAACTTGTGTCATTCATAAGATAATATAAACCGAGGAGAAAAACATGGCATTTCAGCTATCACCAGGTGTCCTAGTAACTGAAAAGGATTTTACCAGCGTTGTCCCAGGCGTAGCATCAACTATTGGTGCATTTGTAGGGGATTTCCAGTGGGGTCCAGCAGGCGAGGTCACAACAATAAGTTCTGAGAACCAACTTGTAGAAAGGTTCTTTGAGCCAAATGATACGAATGCATCAGGCTGGCTAACAGCAGCATCGTTCTTGGCTTATGGTAATAATTTAAAAGTCGTAAGAGTTTTAGATGACGACACCGCATTAAACGCAGGCGCAACTGCAGGTGTTTTAATTAAAAACGAAGATGACTATGTAAATAACCACAGCTCCGGTGAAGGTTCTAATGGAATGTGGGCAGCAAAATACGCTGGCGCTTTAGGTAACTCCCTACAAGTGTCATTTGCAGACTCCAGTAACTTTGATAGTAACTCTGTAGCAAGCACAACTATTACAGCAGGAGGTTCTGGATATAGTTCAGCTCCTACTGTTACATTTAGTGCAGCTCCAGCAGGCGGTATTACAGCTACAGGAACAGCAACAGTATCAGGAGGCGCAGTAACAGCTATTGTTATTACTAATCCTGGTAATGGATATTCTTCAGCTCCTACAATTTCATTCTCAGGTGGTGGAGGTTCTGGTGCTACAGCAACAGCTGCATTAGCATCCGATTGGGCATATAAAGATTTCTTTACTTATGCTCCATTAACTTCCCGAACAACTTTAGCTAAATCAGGCTCAAATGACGAGTTTCATTTAGTAGTAGTTGACCAAGATGGACTTATCTCAGGAACAATAGGAACAATTTTAGAAAGATTTGAAGGTCTTTCAAAGGCTTCCGACGCTAAGGGTTTAGACGGAGAGTCAATATTCTATAAAGACGTATTGAACAATCAATCTAAATACATTTATTGGACAGACCATCCAGCAGGAGACTCTACATGGGGTAACTCGCAAGCAGGTCAAACTTTTACATCAGGCTTTACAGCAGCAGAACAAACTGTTAGCTTATCAGGCGGTGTAGACGACGCTCCAGATAGTGGCGATATCCAAGCAGGGTATTTACTATTTGCAGACAAAGAGAGTATAGACGTAAGTCTTATTCTTACAGGAGATATTGGAACAACAGATCAAAAATTCGTCCAAGACAACGTAGCAAAAGTCAGAAAAGACTGTATTTGCTTTGTATCACCTCAGAAATCTAGTGTTGTAAACAACTCAGGTTCAGAGGTAACAAGTATTATAGCTAACAGAAATGCTTTAGCTGGCACTTCATATTCATTTATGGATGGCAACTATAAGTATATGTATGATAGGTATAACGATGTCTTTAGATGGGTTCCTTTAAATGGAGACATTGCAGGTCTATGTGTAATCACAGACACTAACAATGACCCATGGTTCTCACCAGCAGGATTTAACAGAGGCATTATTAGAAATGCAGTTAAATTAGCATTTAATCCTTCACAAGCAAACAGAGATGACTTATATAGTGCACAAGTCAACCCTGTAATTAATACACCTGGTTCAGGTGTTGTATTACTTGGTGATAAAACACTATTACCAGCTCCAAGTGCTTTCAATAGGATTAACGTGAGAAGGTTGTTTAACGTTGTTGAAAAAGCAATTGCTACAGCAGCTAAGTTCCAACTATTTGAATTTAACGACGCATTTACAAGGTCACAATTCACTTCATTGATTGTTCCTTTCCTCAGAGACGTTCAAGGACGTAGAGGTCTTATAGACTTTAAAGTAGTGTGTAATGAAAATAATAACTCAGCAGAGGTAATTGACAGAAACGAATTCGTAGCTGACATATTCCTCAAGCCTTCGAAGTCTATTAACTTCATACAACTAAACTTTATTGCTACTAGAACAGGAATCAACTTTAGTGAAATTGGCGGGTAACGTATAAATAAGGTATATAGGAGACAATAATGCCAAACATATCAAATTTTAGAGCACAACTAGGAGATGGTGGTGCTAGACCCAACCAGTTCGTTATTAAAATTAACTGGCCGTCTGTATGTCCTTCAGGTCTTAATTTAGACTCTAATACAAGTTTACTTGTAACGGGTGCAGCAGCCCCAGCTTCAACTGTTAATCCAGCGATTATACAGTATAGAGGTAGGGAAGTTAAATTCGCAGGAGAAAGAATATTTGACCCTTGGACTATTACAGTAGTCAATCCAAACAACTTCGGAATGCGTGCAGCATTTGAAGAATGGATGGAAGCAATGAACAACAAAGACAGTAATGAAGGTGTTTTAGCACTAGCTGATTACAGCGCACAGATCTTTATCCAACACTTGGATAGAAACGACGAACCCATTTGTGAATGGGAATTGAATGGTGCGTTTCCAATTAACATGTCAGAGATTGCATTACAATATGCACAGAACGACATATTGGAAGAATATACAGTTACGTTCCAATACCAGGATTACACTGGCGGACAGGGAAAAGGCTCAGTAACAACTAGCTTGACTGTTTAACGTTGTGCCAATTAACCAGAATGGTTAGGTAGAAGAAATTATGGATTTATTTGGATTTGAAATAAAGAGGAAGGATAAGTCTACAGGGGAGAAATCCTTTGTAGCACCAGCCGAAGATACAGCGATAGAAAGTATTAGAGCCGGTGGTTATTACGGCACCTACATGGATTTGGAAGGTGTCGCACAAACCGAGGCAGAACTAATAAAACGTTATCGAGACATAGCCATGATGGCAGATGTCGACGCAGCAGTAGAAGATATTATAAACGAATCTATTGCACAGTTAGAAAACGAATCGCCAGTAGAAATTAACATTGATGATGTCCAATTATCATCAGCTGTTAAGAAAAGAATCCTAAGTGAATTCGAGGAAATTAAAAGTATCCTGGACTTTAAGGACAGAGCCCAGGACTACTTCCGTAGGTGGTATATCGATGGACGGGTATATTTCCACAAGGTCATAGATCTTGAAAATCCTAAACTAGGGATAAAAGATGTTAGATACATTGACCCTCGTAAAATTAGGAAAGTCCGAGAAGTCAAGAAGGAAAAAAATCCTTCTGGAGTTCGAATGGTTAAGAGTGTTGAAGAATACTTTATCTATAATGATAAGGGTGTAACACAAAAGCCAGGAGCATACGTAGCACCTGAGAACCAACAAGGTTTGAAGATTACAAAAGATGCTATATGTTATGCACCAAGCGGTTTGGTAGACCAAGATAAAAACATACCTTTATCTTATCTACATAAGGCTATAAGGCCTGCAAACCAGCTTCGTATGATGGAGAATGCGGTAGTTATATATAGAATAACACGTGCTCCTGAAAGACGTATTTTTTATGTAGATGTTGGTAACTTGCCTAAGATGAAAGCAGAACAATATCTAAAAGACATCATGGACAGGTATAGAAATAAACTTGTTTACGATGCTAACACAGGAGAGATACGTGATGATAAGAAGTTTATGTCTATGTTGGAAGACTTCTGGTTACCTAGAAGGGACGGAGGAACAGGGACACAGATTGATACATTGCCAGCAGGTCAAAACCTAGGGCAAATAGAAGACGTAGAATATTTTCAACGTAAATTGTATCAAGCACTGAATGTTCCAGTATCACGTTTAGAACAACAGGCTGGACTTAACTTTGGTAGGGCAGCAGAGATTAACAGAGATGAAATGAAGTTTACTAAATTCATCATCAAGTTAAGAAGAAAGTTTAGTGTTATGTTAAACGATCTTTTGAAGACTCAGCTCTTACTAAAAGGTGTTCTAACTGAAGAAGACTTTGATGCAATAAAAGATGACATCGAATATGAGTTTGCTACAGACGCCTACTACACAGAATCTAAAGAACAAGAGATCCTAAGAAGTAGAGTAGAAGTATTAAACGGATTAGCTGCTTATATAGGAACATTTTTTAGTAAGCGTTATATACAAAAGAACGTATTAATGCTTTCAGATGAAGATATTGAGACTATCGAAACAGAATTGTTAAGTGAACCTCAGTATCAAAGACAATATCAATGGAGTCCATTGAGTGCAGTTCAAGCAGAACAACCTCAAGGACCCGAAGGAGAACCAGGCGAAGGAGTTCCAGAACCTGGTCCAGATAATGGAGCATAAATAGTATGGTAGAAAATGAAAACAATGAAGTTGAAGTAGAGGTTCACGAACCAACTACTAACGACATGTTGGACAATATGATGGCTGGTAAGGCATCAGAAGTTCAAGATAATTTTAACAGTCTAATGCACAACAGGGCAACCGAGGCTTTAGACGACAGGAAGGTAGAGCTTGCTAAGGATATCTTTAGACAGTCTATAGAAGGAACCGATGGTTCTGATTATGAGGAATTTGACAAAATGGGTCTTGTTCCAAATGAACAAATCATTGGTGATAAACTAGAAGACAATTTAGTTGATATAGATATGCAAACAGGACTACCAACAGATAAAGAGGAAACAAATGAAAACACTTAAAGAATTTAGAGAAAGACATGGTATTTCTTTACAAGAGAAACCAGTTGACGGTGTAGCTAAGGGTTCATTAGACGGCGATTCCCACATGTGCGCAAGTAAAATCTTCCACAAAGAATGGCAAGAAGGAACACCTATTATTGGCGAACACGCTGAACCAGTAAATGGGGAAGTCGCTTGGTATAAAGTTATGTTTGAACACGGTATCGAAACAGTTGATGTGAATGATCCTAATGTGGAAGTTCTTGAAGAAGGACCACATGGCAATCATAAAAAATCAATGAAAAAAGGATATTAATTTTTTAAACAAAGGAACCAATAATGGCAGTCACAGTAAATACATTAAAGCTAACCCAAGTCCAGGGTGTAGTTAGTGTTAGGGGGACTGCAGCGACGGGAACAATAGCTCTAGCGACAACGCTAAAGAAGTCGTCCGAAACGCAAAGCTCCCCGACAGCAAATATAAAGAAACTACATTGGACACTATCTAGCGGCGCTAGCGCTAAGGTGCAACGTAACTCCGTTGTTCTATATGAACTAATGGAAAGTGGCACACTAGATATGTATGGCTTTGCAGACAATTCAGAAAACACATCAGACATAGAGGTCGTTATCGCGGGGGGAGCCGGGGGAACGGTTATTGTAGAATGTGCTAAAGTATCTGGATACGGAAGTCAACAACATCAAAACGCACCACTTGACACAGATGATAGTGGCGATATATACGACGGAGGAAGTTTAGGATAATGAGACTAATAAAAGAATTTAACGAAAGTATTTCATACTTAACGGAAGAGAGTAAAGATCCTAAAAAACCTAACGTGTTTATTGAAGGTGTGTTTTTACAATCAGATTTAAAGAACAAAAACGGCAGAATCTATCCCAAAGAAATCATGCAACGAGAAGTGCAACGATATGTAGATGAGAACGTAAAAACTAAAAGAGCTTATGGAGAGTTAGGTCACCCTGAAGGTCCAACAGTTAATTTAGATAGAGTTTCTCATATGATTACAGATCTTAGGGAAGATGGCAATAATTGGATTGGTAAAGCCAAGATAATGGATACGCCAATGGGCCGTATTGTAAAAGAACTCATTAGCGAGGGTGCTCAACTTGGAGTAAGTTCAAGAGGACTGGGCAGTCTTAAAGAGAGAAACGGCATAAATGAAGTCCAAGATGACTTTATGCTTGCCACGGCAGCAGATATTGTTGCTGATCCTAGTGCTCCAGACGCTTTTGTAAGCGGCATAATGGAGGGCAAAGAATGGGTTTTTGTTAATGGGAGATGGACAGAACAAGATATAGAGGAAGCAAAAAGCACTATTTCTAGGGCCACAATAGCGGATTTAGAAGAAGAAAAGATGCAAGTTTTCTCAAATTTTATCAATAAACTGTCCAAAATTTAAATAAATATAAATATATTAGATTAATACTATTATATTAATATATAATCCGACTTTTAAAAAAAGGAGAAAGACATGGGAGTAGAATCCAAAATCAGAGAACTGCTTGAAGGTAAGTTACAAGACGATACCGTAGCAGTTATAGACGAGCAGATGGCAGGAGACCAGCAACCACCTATGCAAGGTAGTAGCTCAAAAGCCAATTTGCCTGTTTCCTCTGGAGACGCTCACCGTCCTTTAGATAAGAAGAACAATGGTGATGCAAGCCACCCATTACAAGGCAGTTCAAATCCTAATCCTGAGATGCAGGACCTAAGCGGTTCAAGCAACCCAGAAGGTGGATTAACTAGCCCAGTAGGACAAGCAGCATCTAACAAAGCTTCTAAAGCACCTGGACTAGAAGGTTCAGGAGCAGGTCAAGCACCTAACTACAGCGGACAGGAAGATCCTCGTTCAGTCGTAAACCAAGCTAGCAACGCTGGTAACGTTTATAAAGAAGAGGATGAAGTCGAAGTATCAGACGAAGTAGAAGAACTAGACTCTGATATGGAAGTAGTAGACGACATCGAAGAATTAGATTCAGATGTTGAGGTTGAAGAAGAAGAAGAGGTCGTTGCAGAAGACACGGAATCTGAAGAAGAATATTCTGAAGAAGACATGGCAGAAGCAGAAACTCTTTTTGAGGCAGACATTGCTAACTTATTCGAGGATGAGGAACATCTCTCAGAAGAATTTAAGACTAAAGCAGCTTCACTATTTGAAGCAGCAGTAGTTGCCCGTGTAAACCAACAAGTAGAACTCATTGAGAACGAACTTGTTGAGGAAGCGGAAGAAGCTTTTAACGAAGCTAAAGAAAAACTCGTGGAAAACATCGACAAGTATCTATCATACGTGACAGAGCAGTGGATGGTTGAAAATGAGATTGCCGTTGAGAACGGATTAAAGAATGAAATCAATGAGAGCTTTATTAAAGATCTTAGGGAAACATTCCAAAATCATTACATCGAAGTTCCTGAAGAGAAATACGATGTATTAGCATCTCAACAAACAGAGATTGATGAGTTAAAATCCAAACTAGATGAAGAGATTAACAAATCTATTTCGATCAGCGAAGAAAGGGAACAACTACAAAAGGATCAGGTATTCCGTTCCGTGGTTGACGATCTAGCTGACACTGAAGTTGAAAAGTTTGCAAGTTTAGTTGAAGGTATTACATACGATTCAGCAGACGTGTATGCTCAGAAACTAAATGTTATCAAGGAAAATTATTTTCCTAAAGCTAAAACTGATGACTCAGATAGGCTAGAAGATAGCGTTGATCAGGGAGCATTATCAGAGAATACTGTGATGGACAGATATGCGAGAGCTGTAAGTCAATCCGCTAAATTTGGCGGTGTATCAACAGAATTTGATAAGGCACAAAATTAATTTTTTATAAATAATTAGGTTATAGAAAAACATAACAAAACGTTAAAAACAAGGAGAAACTGATGTATCTTTCAGAAGAACTACAGAAAAAGTGGAGCCCAGTTTTGGATCATAAAGATCTTAACGAGATCAAAGATCCTTACAAGCGTGCGGTAACCACGGTTGTTCTTGAAAACCAGGAAAAAGCTCTCCGTGAGGAGAAGGAAGCCCTTTTCGAGGCAACTCATGCTAACCAAACCGGTGCAGGCGTTGATAACTACGATCCGATATTAATATCGTTAGTTAGACGTGCTTTGCCTAACTTGATGGCATACGACGTTTGTGGTGTTCAGCCTATGTCAGGACCAACAGGTCTTATATTTGCTATGAAGTCTCACTTTACCAGCCAGACTGGAACAGAGGCTTTATTTAACGAAGCAGATACAGACTTTTCTGGTGGTGGCACACACGCTGGATCTAACCCAGTAGACGGAACTTATACTTTCGGAACTGGTGTATCCACAAGCACAGCTGAAGGCTTTGGTGACTCAACAACTCTAAACGAAATGGCTTTCTCAATCGAGAAAACTACTGTAACAGCTAAATCAAGAGCTCTTAAAGCAGAATATACTGTTGAACTTGCTCAGGATTTAAAAGCTATTCACGGTTTAGACGCAGAGTCAGAACTAAGCAACATTCTTTCACAAGAAATTTTAGCTGAGATTAACCGAGAGGTTATAAGAACTATTTACAAAGTAGCAAAAACAGGCTCAGCCTCAACTGCTACAGCTGGAACATTTGATTTAGATGTAGACAGTAACGGTAGATGGTCAGTAGAAAGATTTAAAGGTCTTTTATTTAATATCGAACGTGACGCTAACGTAATTGCACAAGACACAAGGCGTGGTAAAGGTAACTTCATCATCTGTTCATCAGATGTTGCTAGTGCTTTAGCTATGGCTGGTGTTTTAGATTACGCTCCAGCATTATCAACTAATTTAAATGTTGATGACACAGGTAATACATTTGCTGGTGTTCTAAACGGTCGTTATAAAGTATATATTGACCCTTATTCAGCAAACACAGGAGCTGCTAGCCAGTTCTATGTAGCTGGTTATAAAGGCACAAGCCCTTATGACGCTGGTATATTCTATTGTCCATACGTTCCATTACAAATGGTTAGGGCTATTGACCCAAGCACATTCCAACCTAAGATTGGTTTCAAAACTAGGTATGGCATGATCGCTAACCCATTTGTTCTAAAAGCAGATGGATCTACTGATGCAGACACATTTACTGCAGACAGAAACCAGTATTACAGATCTGTTAAAGTTACAAACTTAATGTAATCAGGTCTTTCCAATCATTGGAAACTAAAAGCGCTCCGTTGGAGCGCTTTTTTTATGACCTTAAGATTTAGGTTCTAATTGATATTGTCCTTTCTCAGTAACAAATTCATTCAATTGTCTAGCTGTATCAATAACATCTTGTGCAGTTATTGTAGACAAAGGTAATGGCTTTTTGTCGTTTGGAAAGTTATCGTTGTGCGCGTGGATAGCATCTACTTGTCTAACATAGTTATCCATAAGAATGCCTTGCGCTTGGTTTAGTAAGTCGGCTCTGATTTCGAACCCTGATTTATTACTCATATTTTCTCCTGTGTATGTGTATGTCCTTAATGGACTAGAATATTTATAGTTTTGGTATTACTACCTATTTACTTTTGGTTAGATAGAAAGTATTATAAATACTATTACATTTGGAGGATATATGGCATATAGTAAACAAGTAGTAGAAAGATTCGAGGATGTGTTAAACAATCCAGCATCTCATGGGGTAGGTAGGTTTGACCCTAAGGACCCTAACGTTGCTACAGGCATGACTGGAGCGCCAGCATGTGGAGATGTTATGAAACTAGATCTTAAAGTAAATCCAGATACCGATGTAATAGAAGACGTGAAGTTTAAAACTTATGGTTGTGGTTCTGCTATTGCTAGTTCTACAATGTTCGTTGAAATGCTTAAGGGTATTACAATGACAGAAGCCTTAGAAATTAAGGATAAAGATATAGCAGCAGCTTTAGAACTACCTCCAATTAAACTTCATTGTTCAGTATTGGCTGAGGATAGTATTAAAAGAGCATTAAAAGATTGGGACGAGAAGAAAGCCAGAAGGCAACATAATCAAGGCCCTAAATGACAGTAAATACTTTTATACCTATAAAAACTGTTAGTCGTATGATTGACTTCACACCTATTGGTAGGGAGAAGGTTATAGAAAGACTTACAGAAGAAAATAAAAAAGGTGTAAGATACAGCTTACTAGGTGGTGGCTGTGCAGGATTTAGTTATGTATTTGACTATGCAGACGAACCACAAGAAGGAGATATAGAATTAGACTTTGAACAATTTAAACTATGGGTCTGTCCTATATCAGAGAAATATTTAAAAGGAACTGTTATAGATTGGAAGAAACAAGGTTTGAATCAACAATTTATATACATGAATCCAAATGAATCTAGCTCATGTGGTTGTGGAACGTCAGCTAGTTTTGAATTATAGGAGTATATTATGGCAAGAGTAACAAATTATGTAAGTATTCAACCAACTAGAAAAGCATCTAGTATTGGTCAAGGTGGCAGAGGTAGATCTACAAAGATAAGTATGTCTACAATGAATAAACATAAAAAAAGAAGCTACAAAAAATATCGAGGACAAGGTAGATGACATTAACAAATATAACTAACGTATCAGACGCATCTTTTAGTGCAAACAATCCTGGTGAGTTGGATTACTTACGACCCAATAGTTTTAAATTTATGGTTCATAATATTCCTAATGTTAGTTATTTTTGTCAAGCAGCTAACATTCCTGAGATAAACATTCCAGCAGCAGAACAATCAACACCTTTAGTAGACATTCCTTATCCAGGAGACAAATTACAGTTTGGTGCATTAATGATTAGGTTCCTAGTGCAAGAGGATATGGCTAACTATAAAGAACTATATGATTGGCTAATAGGAATAGGATTTCCTGAGAGTCATAAACAATCTACTGAATATGCTAAAAGACAAGAGTATAGATTTCCAGATGCTAGTCCTACTAAACTACAAGGAATGGCATTACATTCAGACGCTAGTTTATTCATGTTAGATTCTAACAATAATCCAATTACAAAAATTACATTTAGGGACGCTTTCCCTATAAGTTTACAGGGCTTAGATTTTGAGATATCTTCAGGCAACACAGACTATATGGTAGCTGTTGCTATGTTTAGATACAGAGACTATATAATTGAAACAGCAACATCTTCTTAAAACGGTATTACACTTACTTGACTCTTACTATGTAAGAGCTTACAATAGACTATATTATGATAACATTGAACGAAATACAAGAAATGTGGGAGGAGGACTGTAAACTAGATGAATTGAATCTAGGTCAAGAGTCTACTAAAATCCCAGAACTACATGCTAAATACTTGAACATGTTGACAACGTTCAAGTTACAATTACGCAAGAACAAATCCAACCTACTAAAACTAAGACGTTTGAAATGGAAATACTTCCGTGGAGAACTTACACAAGAAGAACTAGGAAAACTAGGTTGGGATCAATACTTAGGCAATGCGCCTTTAAACAATCAGATGAATGAATACTTAGACTCAGATTCTGATATAATTAAACTACAAGACAAGGTAGAATACATTGAAGCTTGTCTTACACAACTAGATTACATTATGAGAAGTATCAACAGTAGGTCCTTCGACATAAAGAATGCTATAGAGTGGAGTAAATTTACAAGTGGAGTTTTATAATGAATATATTTTTACTACATGAAAACCAAACATTATGTGCCCAACAACATTGTGATAAGCATGTTGTTAAGATGGTTATTGAGTATGCACAACTTATGTCCACAGCACACAGAGTCTTAGACGGAGATCAATATGAAGATAGGACAGCAGCAGGCAGGCGAATTAAAAGATGGCTACACCCTAACTCTAATATGGAGGCTACTTTATACAAGGCAAGCCATATCAACCATCCAGATGGTTTGTGGGTTAGAAGTAGTGATGCCAATTATATGTATCTATATAATCTATGGTGTAGACTTTGTGAAGAATACACTCATAGGTATGGTAGGAAACACTTAACAGAAGAAAAATTAATTAACTTACTTAGGTTTGCACCTAAGAATATTCCTCATGCAGCAATGGTAGATATGAACTTGCCACTTGCTATGCCTGATGATGTAAAAGGCAAGAGTGTTGTAAAGTCTTATCGTAGATACTACAAGAAATACAAAATAGATTTTGCTCGATACACTAAACGAGATTATCCTGAATGGCTATTAGCGTAAAAAAGAAAGACGAAGTATATTTAAAAGTCAATACAGATCTAAGCACAGATCAAGAACTTAATGACTTCTTTACCTTTGATGTTCCAGGGGCTAAGTTTATGCCTTTATACAGAAATAGAATGTGGGATGGAAAAGCAAGGCTATACAGTTTATACAAGAAAGAATTATATGTAGGATTACTACCCTACTTAAAAGAGTTTGCAGAAACATTAGAATACGATTTAGATATTGATATACCAGAGATAGGAGAAACTTGTGATGTCAAAGAACTTACTGACAATCTTAAATTACATGCTGGAGGAAGTCCAATACAAGCTAGAGATTACCAAATCGAGGCAGTTAATCATTGTATTAATGAGGGTAGAACTTTACTCTTGTCTCCTACTGCTAGTGGTAAGTCCCTTATTATTTACACTCTATTACGTTATCATCAAGCTAGGGGGCGTAAACAACTTATTATCGTTCCTACAACTTCTTTGGTAGAACAAATGTATGGAGACTTTTCAGATTATTCTACAGCAGATAAACATTGGGCAACACCTGATAACTGTCATAGAATATATGGAGGCAAAGAAAAGAGTAATGAATTTCCTGTTACTATTAGCACATGGCAGTCTATATACAAGTATCCTAAACAATGGTTCTCACAATTTGATGTCGTGTATGGAGATGAGGCACACTTATTTAAGGCAAAGTCTTTAACAACATTAATGAATAAACTTACTAACACACCTTATAGGATAGGAACAACAGGAACATTAGACGGAACAAAAACACATAGGTTAGTATTAGAAGGTGTGTTTGGACAAGTTCATAAAGTTACTACAACTAAAAAACTAATGGACGATAAACAACTTGCTAATCTTAAAATTATATGTTGCACACTTAATTACAAAGATGTTATACGAAAAGAAATGAAAGGCAAGAACTATCAAGAAGAAATAGATTGGTTAGTTACAAATCCAGATCGTAATGAAATAATTAAGAACTTAACCATTGCACAAGAAGGTAATACACTTGTTTTATTTCAGTTCGTAGAAAAACATGGAACAGTATTACATGAAATGATAAGTAAAGGCGTAAAGAAAGGTAGAAAAGTATTCTTTGTATATGGTGGCACAGAAACAGAACAAAGAGAACAAGTTAGAGCTATTACAGAAAAAGAAAATGATGTAATTATTATTGCCTCATACGGCACATTTTCAACAGGTATAAATATAAGAAACCTTCACAACATTGTCTTTGCCTCTCCTAGTAAGAGTAGAATAAGAAACTTACAAAGTATAGGTAGAGGACTTAGAAGAGGCGATAAGAAGGTAGTATGTAACTTGTTTGATATTGGTGATGACTTATCGTGGAAGTCTCACAAGAATTACACACTTAACCATTTAATAGAGAGGGTAAAACTTTATAACGAAGAAGGTTTCGATTATAAGTTAGTAAAAATAGATGTCAGAAGTTAGCATATTAAAATTAAGAGACGGCGCTACAATAGTGGCTAAGGTAACATACGAAGGAGATAAGTTCATTATAGAACATCCTATAGAAATGATATCAACGGCAGGACTATTGAAGGCTGGACTAGGCGAGGCAATAAGTTTAAAGCCTTGGATAGCAATAGCAGAAGAACACGCATTTACTGTTGAACGAGAAAATGTTATGACAGTAGCAACTTTACAAGAAAAATTTGTATCAGGTTATCACAACATGGTAGAATCTATATACTTCAAAGATCCTATATGGGCAGGCGACTTTGTAGATGACGGAGGAGCTGAGATACTAGAAGAGGATGAAGTAGACATACAAGAACTGGCAGAATTGGCGGAGGCAGTTATAAAAAATAAAATACACTGATGAGAGAATTAGGAATGGTAATGTTTGGTTGTTTGATATTTGCAGGATTCTTTGCAACTATGATATATCCTGAATTAGAATACACAGGTTATTCAAGAAACAGTAATTGCTCTGGAGAATGTTACGAAGAATATGTAAAAAAATATGGTAACGTTGTAGAACAATTAAAGGCAAAACAAGCATTGGCAATGGGAGACGAATTCAGTAGTATTAGAAGTTTATGGACAGGCTGTGCAGCTTGTCATGGAGCTAACGGAGGTGGTGGAGTAGGACCTATGTTAGCAGGAGGTAATGCCAAGTATATGATAGAGGCACTTACTGAATATAGAGCTGGTGAAACTAGAATGGCACAGAGTGCCTTAATGTGGGGACAGGCAGCGCAACTTACAGACAAAGAAATTGAGCTAATAGGAAAGTTTATTGAAGACGGCTTTCCAGACTAAAGGAGTATATAATGGCTAAAAGAAGAGACCCTAATTCAGCACACTATATAGACAACAAAGAGTTCTTGGCAAAGATCTCAGACTATAGAGAGAAAAGAATTGAGGCAGAAGAATGTGGAGACCCAAGGCCACAAGTAACTAATTACTTGGGAGAGTGTTTTGTAAAGATAGCTAATCACTTGGCATACAAATCCAATTTCGTAAACTATACATTTAGAGATGAAATGATTTTAGATGGCATTGAAAATTGTCTTACATACATGGACAACTTTGACCCAGCTAAATCTAAAAATCCATTTGCATACTTTACACAAATCACATACTATGCTTTCATTAGGCGTATCCAGAAAGAGAAACGACAAATGGAAACTAAATTTAAGTATATAAAGAGCTTAGATATAGAACAAATATTAGAATCAAGTGCAGATGGCACAGAAGGTTCTAATGAATACATCAGTTATATGAGAGGTATAATTGAACAGGCTGAGGCAGATAACGCAGCAGCAGATAAAGCTAATGAAGGTAAAAAGATGCCTAAAAGACGTCCTAAATATTTGGATGAAAAAATTAAGGCAGAAGAAGAAGCAAAAAAAGGTAAAATAGATTCTTGATAATAGGTTCAGGTTTCATATATAATATCACACTATGGGAAAGTTAAGATATTCAGAGGTATTTTATAGCGTCCAAGGCGAAGGTAGATGGGTAGGTGTTCCTAGCGT